ACGCTATATGGCTAAAGGACTTGGATGTCAATACATATTCTTGGATCACGTCTCCATCGTTGTGTCAGCCCAAGCATCCGGCGATGAGCGAAAAGCACTTGATGAGATTATGACTAAGCTACGTATGTTAGTACAAGAGACAGGCGTATCGTTGACAGTAGTATCACATCTCAAGCGGCCTGACGGTAAAGGTCACGAAGAAGGTGCAGCTACATCACTGGCACAGCTACGTGGATCAGGATCTATTGCACAATTATCTGACATGGTGATAGGCTTAGAGCGTAACGGTCAGCACGATGATCCGCTAGAGCGTAACACCACACACGTACGTGTACTGAAGAATCGTTTCTGTGGTATCACAGGTAAAGCAACGTCATTGCTGTATCACTTGGACACTGGTAGAATGACAGAGCGTAGAGATGAGGATGAGTTATGATTGAAATTAAACCAAGTTTAGATTCGATTAACGAAGCTAAGTCTATGGCTAATGAAATGGGTAAGCTAAGAAACAGTATTACTAAAGGTGATGGTAATATAGCAGGATTCTTAGGAGAGATTATGATGCGAAAGTATTTTAATGCAGAGCAGTCTAATACTTATGACTATGATCTAACACTACCTGACGGCATGACTGTAGATGTTAAAACAAAACGCACATCAGTAAAACCTAAAGAGCATTATGATTGTAGTATCGCTGCACTAAACACTAAGCAACGTTGCGATTACTATGCTTTTGTTCGTGTACTAAATGATTATTCAAGAGGTTGGTTTCTAGGATTAATACCGAAAGAAGATTATTTTAAGTCTTCATTACTAATGCGTAAAGGTGATATTGATCCTGATAATAACTTTAAAGTTAAAACAGATTGTTATAATATGAGTATAAATAACTTAGCTATTTATTCTAAACACGAAAAGTATTTATGATTTACTTAGACATTGAAACTAATCTAGCACACGATAAGATCTGGTGTGTCGTCACTAAAGATGAAGACGGTTTGATGGTGTGGACTGAAGACTCAGGACTTGATGAGTACCTGAAGGACAAGCAAGTCTGCGCACATAACTTGATTGGCTTTGATGCTAAGGTACTACGTGAGGTATGGGGTATCAGCATCCCATTGAACAAGGCAGTCGATACACTAGTGATGTCACGCTTGTATGATCCTAACGTAGAAGGTGGTCACAGTCTCAAAGCATGGGGCAAACGCTTAGGCTTTGACAAGATGGACTTTGATGTTGAAGACTTTGATGGTGGCTTAACTGAAGAGATGCTTGACTACTGTACACGTGACGTTGAGGTACTTGAACGCTTGCACAAACATCTTGTGCATGAGATGGGCGAAGGTTGGGAACAATCACTCGCACTAGAGCATGAGGTAGCTATGCACATGGCACGCCAAGAGCGTACTGGGTTCAAGCTAAACGTAGAGAAAGCAAGTAAGCTACTCGCTGAGCTACGTAACCGCATGGTAGAGATTGAGATGCAGATGCAACGTGTCTTTCCACCGATCGTAACTGAGCGATGGAGTGAGAAGACAGGTAAACGTTTGAAGGATCACGTCGAAGAGTTCAACGTAGGATCACGACAACAGATAGCTAAGCGTCTTGAATCACTAGGTGTTAAGTTCACTGAGCGTACTGAGAAAGGTCAGGTCATTGTTAATGAGAAGGTACTCGACGGTATTGATTTACCTGAGGCTAAGTTAATCAATGAATACCTGATGCTACAGAAACGTGTCGGACTTGTTGACGCATGGCTAGATCGTGCTGATGCTGACGGTAGGGTACATGGTAGAGTGATCAGTAACGGTGCTGTGACAGGACGTATGACACACCAGAACCCTAACCTCGGCCAAGTCCCAAGCGTTAACAGTCCATACGGTAAGGAATGCCGTAGCTGTTGGACAGTAGATGACGGTAACGTACTAGTAGGTACTGACCTTAGTGGTATTGAGCTACGTTGTTTAGCTCACTATATGCAGGATGATAACTACACCAAAGAGTTACTTGATGGTGACATTCATACTGCTAATCAACACGCAGCAGGATTAGAGACACGTGCGCAAGCTAAGACATTTATCTACGCACTACTCTATGGTGCAGGTGCTGCAAAGATAGGCGCAATCGCAGGAGGTAACGCAAAGAAAGGACAAGAGTTAATTGATAAGTTCATGGGTAACACACCCAAGCTACAGCAACTGCTATTAAAGGTGCAGAGGATCGCATCGAAGGGCTACGTACCCGCATTGGATGGACGTAAGATACGTATCCGATCGGAACACGCAGCACTCAATAGCTTGCTACAATCATGCGGTGCTATCATCGCAAAGCAATGGTGTGTCGAAGCACATCGTATGCTACGTCGAGCTAATATCCCTGTAAAGCAAGTGGCTTTTGTACATGACGAAATACAGATGGAAGTACCTGCGAAGTACGGCCAGACTGTAGCTGACATCATGACTAGAGCTAGTATCAAGGCAGGTAATGTCTTAGGCTTTCGCATCCCTGCTGAGTCTGAGTCAAAGATTGGCAAGACGTGGCTAGACACACACTAAATCTTGTGATATAATATTAGGGTAATCTAAGGAGATTCTAATGAAACACTTAATCTTGATCGCAGCAGTAGCTGCAACACCAGTTATGGCCGCTGACGATACCAACGTACGTGGTAATAACTCATTCATGGGTGACGGTAGTACCCGTATGGACAACGATGCTAAAGGCAGTGCGACATTCTCAATGTCATTTACTGGTACTGTTGAGCAAGCATCACAATTGTTTGGACGTGGTAGTACTCAGAACCTTACCAACACCAACGCTAAAACAGAGGACAAGTAATTATGTTTAAGCTAACCAACGTTGATCTCTTCTGGTCATGCCTGAAAGAGGTAAATCAACTGTCACAAAAGTATCAGGTAGATATCTGTAACTTGAGTGACGCTCAGGTAGCACGTCTTGAGGAAGAAGGCGTGAAGGTACGTAGCAAGGACGACGATCGTGGTTACTTCTTTACTGCTAAGTCTAAGTATCCGATCACACCTTACGATAAGAACGGCGAAGAGATTCATGTCAAGATCGCTAACGAATCTAAGGCTGACGTACTGATCAAACCTTACGCATGGAAAGCACCAACAGGCGCAAAGGGAGTAAGCGCAGGTATCGCTAAGTTAATCGTAACCGATCTCAAAGAATACGTAGCTGAAGGCGTAGAAGAGATTGGCGATGAAGCTGATATCGAGGTCTTGTGATCGCCCTGATTGACGGTGATATGCTATGCTACCGAATCGGATTCGCTTGTGATAAGGAGTCCGAGGAGGTAGCTACTTCTACTATGTATAGTTTCATCGCTGACATTATGGTGGAGCTAGATGAAGTAGAAGAGTGTGAAGTATTCTTGTCAGGGAAGACAAACTTCCGCAATGATGTCGCAGTCACTGCACCCTACAAAGGAAACAGAGCAGGTAACCGTAAGCCTACGCATCATCAGGCACTACGTGATTACCTTGTTAATGAGTGGGACGCAGATGTCTCAGATAATGAGGAAGCAGATGACACCATCGCTATCCGAGCTACTGAGTTAGGTGATGAAGCTATCATCGTATCGTTAGACAAGGACTTTGATCAGGTTGTTGGATGGCACTACAACTTCGCTAAGAAGCGTTTGTATTACATCGAACCTGATGAAGGTGATCTTAATTTTTATATGCAGTTCCTGATGGGTGATCGTATCGATAACATCATTGGTGTTAAAGGTATCGGTTGCGTCAAAGCAGCTAAGCTACTCGAAGACAAGACACCGTATGAGATGTATCAGGTCTGTGTCGAACACTTAGGTGAAGAGAGAACATTAGAGAATGGCAGGTTACTCTACCTACGCAGGAAGAAAGGTGAATTATGGATGCCCCCAGAAGCAGAAGAGACCGCATCGGATGAAGAGGAGTAAGAAGAACATACCGAAAGGTTTCGATAGTTGGTTAGAGTATGACCTATCGAAGCAGCTTAAACGTTGCAGCTACCATCCTGATAAGATTGAGTACACACAGGTACGAAACTACGAACCTGACTTTGTCTTTGAAGA